GACTAATGAAGCACTTGATAGTTCATATCCATATAGAAATAGTAAACGAAATCCTGGAAATGATTTTTACTTTGATACAGAAGATGGTCAAGAGTATAAGGTTGAATTTAGTAGCATTTGGGGCAATGACGCTATCGTTGGTTTTGCTGCAAGAGGACAAGGTGACGAACATAAGATTGGTCTCACTGGTACTGGCAACAGCAGAAAGATATTTGGCACAGTTATTAAAATTGTAAAAGATTATATCAGGAAAGCTAATCCAGAGTCAATATCATTCAGTGCTAATAATAGCGAACCAAGCAGAATAAGACTTTACAAGATGCTTGCCTCTCAAGCAGATAAAGAATTACCTAACTATAAATTTGCCGACGCATTCAGTGACGGTGGATTCACAACATTTTATCTTACACAAAATGATGCTAAAGTTCCAGCATCAACTAAAGTAAAAGCCAAAGCAGGTAAAGCACTAGATGCTGTATTTGAGGTTAATTCATGAGCCATCTTAAAGAAGTTAATAGAAGTTACTTTTGTCATTTATATCATGCTTGGAAAGTTGCAGGTATATTAATAGTTCATGGATTGTTTCCGAATATTTGGAAAACTAAAGCCAGTGATAATCTTTGTCACCATGAGATACAGTCCGATAAATAGTCTGTAAGATAATTATGAACGAGTATCAATTTACAAACGACTGGTTTAACATGGCTAGGGCACGGGATGTTTGGGAAAAACTTACCACTATGTTGCCGAGCGAAGCAGGACAGCGTCAATTCCTTGAAATCGGTTCTTTCGAAGGACGCAGTAGCATTTGGATTGCTGAAAATATGATGCAGGATGGTGACCACCTACGTTGCATCGATACTTGGGAAGGCAGTGAGGAGCATAGCGCGGAGAATATGAGAGAAGTCGAAAAGCGGTTTCAACATAATCTTTCTATCGCAGCGGATAAATTTCCAAACCGACACATTTTACAGTCCAAAGGTACTTCGATTATCAACTTAGCAATGCTTCAGGGTAAAGTAGAACACGACTTCATCTACATCGATGGTAGCCACACTGCACCCGATGTACTGACCGATGCCTGTTTGGCTTGGCCTTTGCTCAAGCATGGCGGCTTAATGGTACTTGATGACTATATGTGGGGCAACCCCCGCGATGCCCTTCACCGTCCCAAGATAGCAATTGATGCTTTCACTACAATATTCGGCGAGACACTAGATATTGTACACGTAAGATATCAGATAGTTGTCCGTAAGAAAACTACTAACGCTGATACAATGTTTGAACAGCTATTTACCATCTGACAATCTTTGTCAATATCAAATCCAAAACGATAAATAGTTTATAGGACTATTAATATGCTAGCAGAAACACTTAAAACACTTTTAGCCACAGTTTACGCTTTGTCAATCAAGGCTCAGAACTTTCACTGGAATGTGGAAGGCCCAGACTTCCCTCAGTATCACGATTTCTTCGGTAGTTACTACGAAGAAGTATACGGCAACACTATTGATAAACTAGCAGAAATCATTCGCCAGCAAGATAGTTATACTCCTGGCAGTATTCTTCGCTATGCTGAACTAAGTCAGATTCAAGATCAGACCAAGATTCCTCGTGCAATGCTTATGATGGAAGAACTATATCACGATAATGCTATTATCCTAGATATGTATAAGCAAGCATTTCATGTTGCTGAGGAAGCTGATGAGCAAGGAATCTGTGACTTCATCGCAGGTCGCATTGACGCACACGCTAAACATCAATGGATGTTGAGAAGTATTCTTAAAACCGCAAGAGCATAATCATGAAGTCAACAGATATCTACAGTCTTTTTGAAGCACAACAAGAACTATTTGAAGTGGCAATGAACCCTTCAAATCTTAAAAAGCTTGCGGCTGCTATTCCTGGCGTACAAGTTGGTATGGAATTTGAAATGGTCGTCCCTGACGCTCAAGGCGAAGACGAGGATGAATTTGAGTACGAGCCAGACTACGGTCGTGATGAACGGGCTACCGACATTGATGATATTGTTCGTTTCTTTGGCGAAGAAGATGATTATGTAGGTCAGAACAATGGTGAGCGTCAACTAGAACGTCTGCGTGAGGAACTTAACGAAAAGTTCTATGAGTGGCAGAGCGAAAAGATTGATGAAGAATGGAATAGTGACGAAGGTAAACAATACTTTTTTAAATGGGTTAAAGACAATGTAAGCCCTGATGACGTTGCTGACCACGTTGATAAAGAAGAAGATTTATTCGGTAATAGAAATCCTGACGGATCTGATTACATGGAGTTCTCTGAGGCAGCGTGGGAAAACGGCTTTGATGACGATAATTATCAAAGAGCATATGATGAGTTCCGCGACGAAAGAATAGATGACGGTGATTTTGACGAAGAAAAATTCTTAAGAGATATCGGCATTCGTGACATGTCTGATGTTGCAAATAATGTCCGCACAGATATTAGTTGGCCATATTATGAATCAAACTACGGCGGTGGTGGTGGCGACAACATTGAATCTATCGGTGAGAACTTTAGTGACGCTATCGGTAAAAAAGTTTACACGAGTACTAGCTATCACGGTGCAAAACGAGGGCCAGACGCATATTCATTAGAACCAGATAGTAGTATTGATGCTAGCTCAGGAGAAGCCGGACTAGAATTCATCAGTCCTCCCATGAGTGTTGAAGAAATGTTTAGTGACTTGCAGAAGGTAAAAGAGTGGGCTGATGACAGAGGTTGCTATACTAACAGATCAACTGGTCTACATATCAATGTAAGTGTTCCCGACTACAGCCTTGACAAACTTGACTATGTTAAGTTAGCAGTATTGCTAGGTGACAAATATGTACTTGAACAATTTGGTCGTCTCAGTAATAACTACGCTAAATCAGCACTTGAAATTATCAAAGATAGAGCTAAAGACAATGAAGATGTCGATAAACTATTAAAGCAATTAAAGGGCAATGTAGAAACTATTGCAAGTAAAATTCTTCACAGTGGTAGAACAGATAAGTTCACTAGTATTAATACTAAGGATGGCTATGTAGAGTTTCGTAGTGCTGGTGGTGACTGGCTAGGTCAAAACTTTGATAAGATTGAAAATACTATATTGAGAAATATCGTAGCACTTGATGCTGCTGTGGATCCAAACAAGTATAAGAAAGAATATCAAAAAGCTTTATATAAACTATTAAAGCCAAAAAATGAAAGAAGCGATATGAGCTATTTTGCTAGATATATGTCTGGTGAAATTAATCGTAGTGACTACCTGCAGGTACTAGAGAAGACTAGAACAGACCGTTTCAGAGAACAAGGTATTAGAATCCTTAAGCCAAATGAATTAGAAGAAAATGACTGGGCAATCACATATGATGATGGTAAGACACAAGAGACCATCTATATTGCAAACACTGATAAAGTTCCTACAGAGGAAGCTGCATTCAATGCTGCGAAGAAATTCAAGCCGCAATGGTTCAAGCCTAACACAATTGATTATATCACTGTAAAGCCATACAAGTTTGATGAGGCATTGAAAGAACTTAAATTATATCGTGCTGATTATTCATATAAGCAGGTAAGTGTTGTTGCTAAAGATGAAGACCAGGCTAGAACATTTATCAAAATAATGGACCCTGAATTCTTTGCTGCAAATCCTGATGAAAAAATTGATATTACTGATGAGAACGAAGCATCACTAAGAAAAATTAAGGAAATGAATGACTGGGTACAGGGTAAACTTGAGAAGGGTAGAGCCTGGATAGCCCGTCCAAAGATTTGGCAAGTCAGAGGAGTTGCCAGTGAACCAGCTTTTGCGGGTCGTTATTACATTGCAGCAGAGGACCGAAATGACGCACTTGCTGTACTAAAACAATTGGATCCGGGTTTTATAATCCGTGATATGTATGTGAATGATTCGGACCCTAGTGATAATACTTACGAAGCTTATAAAAGGGCTCAGGAAGATTTAATTCGTCAACAGAATGAAGAACGCACACAAAGACAAGCCGCACAAGACGAAACAATTGATATTTCAAATCTAAAGGGATATCGTGTAAGCAATAGCACTACCTATATGTATGTTGTTGCTGAGAACGGTGGAGAAGCAGCAGAGATTGCAAGTAAGATTGATCCAGAAAGATTCCCTAACATCGCTGATATTACAGTACAGGATGCAGGTTCAATCGGTGCTGACACATTGATTAGAGGAATGTATGCTAGACAGCAAAGCTTGTTGGACAATCAGAAACCAGCTGCACCCAAGTTTGAAGTCAATGATAGAGTTGAGGTTGTGTCTCAGTTCCCAAGTCTAATAGGTATGATAGGTACAGTACTACAAGTAAGTCCTAATTACGATTTTGTTAGTGTGCAGCTTGCTGGTAACAACGAAGCAAGTTCATTCCCTACATCTGCACTTAAGAAGGCTGAGGAGTCTACTCAAGCTACTTATACAGTCACTAACACCGAAACAGGTCAAGCTCGCCGCTTTGCTGCTTCAAGTGAAGAAGATGCGATTAATATAGGAAGACGGGAATATCCTGCACTGTTTAGTACTAGTAATGTTACCGCTCAGCAATCTTCAGGAACTCCCGCAGCAAGCGACACTCGTATCAGTGATTTACGGTATTACAGAGTACAAAGACAAGATGCTAGCGGAAGAGCCGATTTAGCTGCATCTAGTCCAGAAGATGCAATTAACCGGGCCAGAGAACGAAATCCAACTTGGGGAAATAGTCCACTGACCGCAGAGCTACTTTAATAGTGCGCGCCAAAGAGTTCATTGACGAATACAAAGCCGACAATGATATAAACGGCAAGGGACTCGGTACAACCGGTTATAATTCAAATGTAGACTATCGTGGACTCAGAGTATTGATGAAGCCTAGTGTTTTCTTATCACTTGCTGCTCATTTATCTGAACCCAGCAGTGTAGATTATATTGTACAGCATATGAAAGACGGTGGAGCATTGGGTTCTCCTTTCTTAATCGTAGACATTCCAGAAAAATACTTTGAAGGGGACTTCACTGGATTAAACTTCGCTAAGGTAGTGGGACATGAGGGCCGCAATCGTATGCTAGCCATTCAGAAGCTTGAGGGTGATGAACCATGTGAAGTTCATATCTTTGGCTACGGTGAGCTTAGAGCTAGGCACTTCACTCCGGAGATAATTGAACAGCTTGAAACTGCCATGAGAAACCAAGATGGTAAGCTAGTATTCGGTCGTCTTCCAGGATTATTATTTGAGCCGATTGGATAAAAAAGGTTGACATTGGTATTGCACGGTGCTATAGTAGTTTTAGTAAGTCGTGATAAATACTCTATTAGATAAAGGGTTACATATGAAAATTACCGAGCTACTCGCAGAATCACGCTACGACGATTGGGACAAGGAAGAAGAAGAACTTCCTGGCGATCCCGATCAAGATAAGGTTCCTAACCTCATCATTCAGTTCAAGAAGTCTTTGGATGTAGACGGTCGCTATCCTATCGTATTTCGTGACGGACGTAAGGTAAACATCCCTACTCAGATTATGGTTGACTTCCTCAACAAGTATGATGAACTAAAGCCAATGGATCGTGAAACTATGCAAAATCTTGCTGCACAGTCTGTTGATAAGTTTAAGGAAGTTCTTGCTACTTTCAAGGGCGAAAAGCCTGAAAGAAGCATTTACAAGTAACATTAATTTAATAAAAATATACTAGTAGTTTATTTCATCCCCCATATAACTAAATAATATTATAATATAATAATATTATTAAGGGGTTATATGGGGGAATTTTTTAAACTTATTGCCGATGTGGGCTTTCCTATAGCCGCAGCACTAGCTGCTGGCTATTTCGTTTTTCTAACATTGAAGTTCATCCTTGCAGGTGTGACTGGTAGTATCAGTGGCATGAAAGGTATCATTACGTCTTTAGATAATCGTGTGAAAACAATGAATCATGATGTTATTCGTATTGACACTGTAGTTAGTAACGCATTGGGTCTTAAACCAGATATTGATCGCATTTCTAGAGCAGATGGCAAAGAGGATGCGAGAAAAGATTAATGGAAGATATTGCCACCCTTATTAGTGAATACGGTTTCCCTATCATCGCCGCAGGCGGCATGGGATACTTTGTATTCTATGTTTGGCAATGGGCAACTGAGGAAGTTGATCCAGTGCTGAGTGAAGCTAGCGGGACACTAATAGCATTGATTGACCGTATTCGTATGCTTGACAATGATTTAATTCGGTTAAAGCAAAAAGTAGATACTGTTTTGCATTTACGTGGTAAATCTATTGAACATGAAAGAGTACAAGCAGAGAATGAAATAAACAAAATTACTATTGAAGCAAAAAAGGATAAATGATGAAAAAAGCTATCATATTATCACTACTCCTATTAAGTACTCCGGTGCAGGCTACCGAACTGGTGTTTCAATTTAAAAATCCATCATTCTCTGGAATCAACACCGGAGCGCAATGGTTGACTATTGAGAACCAAGAAACTCTACGTAAGAAAGCTATACAGGATAAGATAGAAGCTGAACTCAAAGCAAAAGCATTGGAAGAAAAGAACTCAATTCTAAATCGCTTTTTGAACAATCTGCAATCTCGTATATATTCGCAATTGGCTCAGCAGTTGACTAATAATCTGTTTGGAGAAATGGGCGGAGAATCAGGAGAGTTTACGCTTGAAGGCAATGTCATTAAGTATGAAAAGACTGACACTGAGATAAAGTTAGTAATCGTTGATGCGCAGGGTAATCAGACAGAAATCATAGTGCCTACTAGCGGATTTAAATGGTAATGAACTGGAAACTTCTCATATTGCTGCCGCTTCTAAGTGGCTGCGTAGCGTCTGGACCCGCCGGTCTTCAATTGAAGGAAGATCCGGTAAAGATGACTACACAGGTCAAAGAGTTATATAACCTTCCTGCTCCAGAAAGACAAGCTGTTGTAGCAGTATATGACTTTCCTGATTTGACAGGTCAGCGCAAAGATAAAGATGGTATAGCAAGTATATCAACTGCTGTTACACAAGGCGGCACTCCTCTTCTAATATCCGCATTGCGGGATGCTGGTGGCGGAACATGGTTTAGAGTCGTAGAACGCAATAGGGTCGATGACCTTGCGAAAGAACGTCAAATCGTTCGTACAACTCGTGAAGAATATGTTGGTGAAGGTGCAAATAAACTTGAGCCAATGCTGTTTGCTGGTCTTATCGTTCAAGGTGGTATCATCGGTTATGATACTAACATACAAACAGGTGGAGTAGGGGCAAGATATCTCGGCATAGGTGGAACAACTAGCTACCGAAAAGATCAAGTGGTTGTAGCGTTGCGCGGAGTCAATACTAATACCGGCGAAATAATTCTCAACGTGCAAGTTTCAAAAACTGTATTATCTGTTGGTAGAGACCTTTCTCTTTTCAAATTCGTAGATGTTGGTACAAAACTAGTTGAAGCAGAAATCGGTATGACCGAGAATGAAGCAAATACAATGGCAGTTAAAATGGCCACAGAAGAAGCAGTGCTACAACTGATTAAACAAGGCGTAGAGAAAGGGTACTTTAAATACAAGGAAGTAAAACAATGAAATTTAAATCAGTGATGCTCGTTATGGCTATGTTATCTAGCTCTTTGGCTTTTGCACAGTCAACTACTAACTCAATTTTTATTGAGCAGGTAGGCGATAACAGTAATATTACTATTGTTCAGAAGGGACAGAATAATAGAATTGGTTCTGAACAGAATCGGTTAATGCTTGACGGTAACGGACAAATAATTAACACAACACAAGAAGGTAACAATAACCTTATTCAGGGTTCTATTGTTCAAGCTGACAATGTTTCGACTGATACTACAGTTACTGGTGATAGCAACACTATAACTTATGACCGTGGCGATGCTGCTAGTGTGGCTGCATCATCTGAGACAGTTGTAGTTACTGGTAGCACAAACAATCTTACATTCAATCAAGGTACTGCGGCTTCGGCAACTGGTGCTACTCAAACTATTGCTATAACTGGCGATACCAACACTCTTACATCTACTATAAACGCAGATGATGTAGTGAACACTAAGACAATCGCCGGTGATGGAAATACGATTACTACTGTACAGAACGGGACTGCTGGAAAGAATATTGAACTTCTTCTTACTGGCAATACTAATACTGTAACAGTAAACCAACAGAGTACAACTAATGTTGACACCCTTAAGATTAATAGCACAGGTAGCAACGGCATTATTACTGTTAATCAGTGTAACGCCGGCGGCCCTTGCTAATATAGGAAAGGTTACGCAAAACCGAGGTGTAAGTGAGGTCGTAAAGAATTCATCAAGAGTTCCTACACGACCTCAGTTACCTATTGCCAAATTGGATAGGGTGCAGACCGGTAACGGTAGAGTTGAAATCACATTCATAGATGATTCTACTGTTAAGGTCACTGAACACTCTAAGCTCGTGATTGACGATTTTGTATACAGTGGCAAGCCATCCACTTCAAGAATGGCTCTCAAGTTCGCTGCTGGGACTGCTAGATTCGCTACAGGCCAGTCCGGCAAGATGAACAAGGGCAACATCAATCTCAGAACACCCACAGCTACGATAGCCGTTCGCGGTACTGACTTTGCAGCAACAGTAGATGACTTTGGTAAAAGCTTGATTGTCTTGCTTCCAGAACCTGACGGGTCAGTAGGTGAAATTACAGTAGCCAATGCTGCTGGATTCGTCATTCTTAATAGAGCATTTCAGGCTACTATAGTGTCTACGATGGACAGTAGACCTTCTCGTCCAGTTATACTGAATCTTACTCTCAACCAAATTGACAATATGCTAATCGTATCTCCGGCAGAAGAAGTTAAATCACAAGAAGAAATTGCTGAAACTAAAGCTAACCTACTAGACCTATCAGAACTTGATATTGATTATCTTGCTAAAGATGACCTGCAGGAAAATCAACTAGCCAGTTCTGAACTTGATATCAATACGATTAACTCAGATTTCTTAGCAGAAGATTTTCTTGATAATGCTGACGGAAGTGATTGCGTAACAAGAGACAATACTAAGCTATGCGGAACTACATTTGGTCTTAATAACACTACTCAGATTACTACTATTTTGACCGGAGATTCTCTGCGTCTTGTTAGAACACTAAGTACAACAGTGGATATTGTTGTAAAGAAAGACTCAAATAAAACACTATTCATAGATAGCAATGGCAAATCATTTCTAATTGAAATAAACGAGCCAGCCGGAGGAACTATAATCAATGTTAAACAAGGCGAGTAAAGTATTACTTTCACCGTGGCTAGCAGTAGCTACAATACTTTTACTGTTATCAGTGAAGTTGATGAATCCGTTCCTAGTTGATAGTATGAAATTAAAGTACTATGATTATCTGATGCTTGGGGAACCAATTAAGTCAGAACAGATTGTAGTTGCAAATATAGGGGAGAAAGCAATTGAAAAATATGGACAATGGCCGTTCCCTAGGGAAGTCCACGCTAAGATTATTAGCGATCTTTATGGGGCAAACGCTGGTATCGTTGGTACTACTATTCTTATGCCTGAACCTGATAGGATGGGTACTGATGGAAGTCTTGCTGATACCTTAAACAAATATCCGGTTGTTCTCAGTCAAACACTCACTGATGAGTGTGTCAAGGATACTCGTCCGACTCGCCGCACAGGTATTGCTGTAGTCGGTGACGGACAACCCACTGATTTTCTTCCGAACTATCCATGTGTTCTTGATAACATTCCAATATTTCAAGAGTCTGCCGCAGGCGTCGGCATAACATCTTCTCTTCCTGAGACTGACGGGGTAACTCGCCGAGTGCCTCTATTAGGGATTTCAAATGGTGAATACTATCCTGCGTTTTCGTTAGAACTGCTAAGAGTTGCTGCGGGAGATCCTTCATATCAAGCGAAGATAAATCAGACGGGTGTTGAAGCATTGCGTGTTCCTCAGTTTGGTACAATTAATACAGATGAATATGGTCGTGTGTTTATAAATCCAAATTATCAGTTTGATTCTTTAGAAATTGGCGAAGCAATTCCTGATCTGATAGGTAAGATAGTGATTCTAGGCGTAACTGCCGAAGGAGTTGCAAACCCTGTAGCGACTCCGGGTGGTGCCCAAATGCCTCACACGGTTCAGGCCAGTCTTCTTGAGACATTGATAAAGGGAGATTCAGTGTCGATTCCGAATTGGGTTCAATTGGCTGATCTATTGGCATTTGCTATCCTTTCATTATTGATTATCGTTCTGTCAAGAGTTAGATATTCAATAGTTTGGATCGGAATATTATTAGCTGGCTACGTGTATGCTCCGATATATCTATTTACGCATAATAAGATATTGTTTGATATTTCTTTCAATATATTAGCAGCGGTAATAATTTACTTACACATCTATACTGTTAAATTCATTAGTGAATACTTACAGAAACAACAGATTAAGAAACAATTTGGTACCTATCTAAGTCCGGACTTAGTTGCTCAACTACAGCGCCAGCCAGAACTACTACAACTCGGTGGCACTGAACAAGAACTATCAATTATGTTTACTGATGTTCGCGGATTCACTACAATCAGTGAACATTATGGTAAAGATGTTCAAGGTCTAACTAAGATTATGAACCGTTATATGACTGCCATGACTAAGGCAATTTTAGAGAACAAGGGAACTCTAGATAAGTATATAGGAGATGCTCAAATGGCATTTTGGAATGCTCCGGTAGACAATCCGCAGCACGCCAAAGATGCAGTTAGAACAGCATTTACAATGATGAAGGCACTTGAGGAATTCAATGATGAAGTTACGAAAGAAGGCATTCCAGCTTTTGGAATGGGCCTCGGTATTAATACTGATACTGTGGTTGTCGGTAATATGGGTAGTGATCAGCGTTTCGACTATACTTGTCTTGGTGATGGGGTCAATCTTGCATCTAGGCTCGAAGGTCAAAGCAAGCCTTATGGCGTTAAGATCGTCATCGGACCTAAAACTGCGAAGTATGTTTTGGACCAGTATCAAATAGCTGAACTTGATTTGCTTGCGGTTAAAGGTAAAACTGAACCTGCTAGAATCTTTACTGTGTTCTCCTTCCATGATCCATTAGGTGAAACACAACACATGAAATTCTTAGAACTATATCGTCAAGGACACTGGGAAGTTGCAGCAAACTACGCAAGCGAATTAAAGCAAGCATGGCGCGGAGAAATGAACCAGTATTACGATATGATGATAGAACGAATTAACGAGTACAAAGAGAATCCTCCCAGAGAATGGGATGGAGTATATAGGGCAACTTCAAAATAGGTTACCCAATATTTTTGACACACACAGTTAAATGTAGTATACATAGTACTGACATAAAAATGTCAGACTTTCAAACTTAAAAGGAAAAATAAAGTATGAAGAAGTTAATCGCACTCGCAGCACTTGCAACTGCTGCTTTCGCATCGCCTGCAATGGCATCTGGTTTCGCCGGTCCTCGTATTGAGGTAACAGCCGGAGCTGATGATGTCAAGAATGGCGTTGATCCAACTGATGTAACTTATGGCGGCGTCCTTGGTTATGACCTTCAGTTCGGTAAGGTAGTTGTAGGCGTCGAAGCGACTGCTGCCAATGTCTTTGATCGTGCCGATCTTGGTGCAGGTGCTCGTCTTGGTTATACCTTGAACAAGCATGTTCTTGCTTATGGTCGTGTTGGTTATACCAATCTTGATCTTGGCGCCCGTTCTGCTGATGGTCTTGCTGTCGGCGGCGGTCTTGAGGCTCATCTTGCAGGCCCAGTCTTTGTTAAGGCTGAGTATCGCTACACTGACTTCGAAGGTAATCTTGGTCGTCATGGTGGACTCGTAGGCTTCGGTCTTCGTTTCTAATTAAGTAGAGACTAAAACGTAGCGGCGGCGAGTAAAATCGTCGCCACTACCATATTTATAGTTAAATAGATATATGAAAATAGGATTAAGTAAATCTATAATTCACCATGCGGGTTTCGTATATGATGCGATAGATCAAGGTTGGTATAATACCCTAAAAGGACATAACTTGTTCTTTATTCCTAATACATTAAATCAAGACTTTAACGTCATGGCTAACGATCTAGATTCATTAATTTTGACTGGTGGAGAATATGCTGAACAAAGAAGTGAAGTTGAGCAGGTGTTAGTTAACAAAATGACAGAACATAATAAACCAGTTGTTGGTATAGCTGAAAGCGCATTTCACATAGCTGGATTATTAGGCGGAGAACTTGACTCTATTGATAAGCATTATACAGTAGATCATCCTATCTTTTATCATAGAGAAGTATTAGAAGTTAATAGTTACCATAATAAATGTATAAAAAAGTTGCCAGAATCTACAAACGTGCTTTGTTTAGATTATTTAGGGAACATAGAAGCATTTACTAGTAATAATCTAGCAGGCATAGTATGGAATCCTGAAAAGATGGATAAACCTTGGATTCCCCCTGAGATAGCATATATGCTTCGTATTTGATAAATACATATATGAGAGCCAATGAATTCATCGCCGAGCGCAAGCGCAAAAGAAAGAAGTCCAAAAGGGCCTATGGCGGATATTTCTATCCGGGCTTTGGCTACGGCGACAACAGCTCCGGCGAAGGCGGAGATGGCGGTGGCGGCGAAAGTATGTATGAAGACGCAGTAATGGAACTTGCTAACGAATTACCAACCTTAGCAAAGCACGACTATACCACTATTGACCAATTAATGCGTAAGGTAGCAGCAAAACATAAAATTACTGCTACTGCATTGCAGAATCTCTTTAAAACTAAATATCGCAGAACTCCTGATCATTGGATTCATAATAAGTTAGACGAAACTGATACAGTTGATAGCAATGTAGCTGCCGAAGTAGAAAAGTTTGTAGAATGGACTGCTAAAAAGTTAAATCTACAAAAGGTTCCTACTGTAGAACTATCAATGGATACTGAAGAAGCACAAGGCAATCATCATACCGGCGGCCATATCATAGGCGATGACAGTATTTGGGTATATGCAAAGAATCGTAATCTAGTTGACATTCTTAGAACAGTATTCCACGAGTTAGTACATGTTCGTCAACACGAGATAGGTATGATTAAGCCTGGTGACAGTTATCCTGGGTCACCCATTGAATCAATGGCAGATATGCTAGCCGGCAAATACATTAAGATTTACGGCGAAAAAAACAACCACATCTTTCAATAAGGTTACCAATATAGTTGAATTTTCTGCACAGTCTGTTATACTAACTAGACTAAAGGAGAAAACATGTCACGTACATTCAATGCAGAAGCAAAAGTTAAACTAACCCAGCTCATCAACGAAGGTATCAGCGTTCTACAGGAAGTTGATACTCTTAACGAAGGTCTTAACGACACTGTTAAGGCGATTGCAGAAGAACTTGAGGTTAAGCCAAGTGTTCTCAAGAAGGCAATCAAAATTGCTCACAAGCAGCGTCTTAACGAAGAAAACGAAGCTAACGAAGAACTCAACACTATTCTACAGACGGTGGGTAAAGCCTAATTAATGTCATATATTGACGCCATATCAGATAACAAATCCGATCGTATTCATGTGGTAGAACGAACCCCTGAGGGTAAACGGCTATACAAGGAATATCAGACAAACTATACGTTTTACTATAGTGACCCTAAGGGCAAATATCGTAGCATCTACGGAGATCCAGTAAGTAGGTTCTCTACTCGCAAGAAAGAAGAATTTGAAAAAGAAAAACGAATTCATCGCGGCAAGCAAATGTTTGAAAGTGATATTCCTGTCATTTTCAGATGCCTAAGTGACAACTATCTTAAAGCAGAGCCTCCCAAACTTCACACAGCATTTTTCGATATTGAAGTTGACTTTGACCGGGAGCGAGGATATAGTCCTACTGATGATCCATTCAACTCGGTTACTGCTATTTCAGTTTATCTAGATTGGCTAGAGCAACTAGTAACACTTGTTATGCCTCCCAGACATATGAGTGATGAGACTGCACAGGAGTTAACAGCAGAATTTGACAACTGCTTGTTGTTCCGCAGTGAAATTGAAATGTTTGAAACATTCTTTGCATTGATTGAAGATGCAGATGTTCTTACTGGTTGGAACTCTGAAGGGTACGATATTCCCTATTGCGTGAACCGTGTTACTCGTATTATGAGTAAGGATGATACACGCAAGTTCTGTTTGATGGGGCAACTTCCTAAGACAAGAACATATGAACGTTTCGGTAAAGAACAACAGACATACGATCTAGTTGGTCGTATTCATATGGACTATCTACAGTTGTATAAGAAATATAACTATGAAAGTCGCCATAGCTATTCACTGGATGCAATTGGTGAGTATGAGTTGGGTGAGCGCAAGACTCAATACGAAGGTAGTTTAGATCAGCTTTATAATAACGACTTCAAACTATTCGTAGAATATAACCGACAAGACACTATGCTGGTGTTTAGAATTCACAACAAGCTTAAATTTCTTGATTTAGCAAACGCACTAGCACATGAAAACACTGTATTGCTGCCAACTGTTATGGGTTCGGTGGCTATGATTGAAATGGCAATTTATAATGAAGCACATGAACGAGGATTTATCGTCCCTGACAAAAAGCGTAAGGATAGTTACGGTGACGAGCAGCAAGCTGCCGGAGCTTATGTTGCTGTCCCGAAGAAAGGGATTCACGAATGGGTCGGAGCAGTTGACATCAACAGTCTCTACCCCTCAGCAATCCGAGCCCTCAACATGGCCCCAGAAACAATTGTTGGACAAGTCAGACAAAATCTCACAGACCAATACATGCACGAAAAAAGCCTTGCCCTTGCCAAAAACAAGCGTAAGAAAAAGAATGGTGATGATGCTGATGGAGTTATTGGAGCGATTCTTTGGGAAAACCTCTTCGGGTCAATAGAATATACTGCGATTATGAATCAAGAGCGCGGCACGATGCTTATTATTGACTATGAAGATGGTCGTAGTGTAGAAATGAGTGCCGCAGAAATTTGGAAGCTTATCTTTGACAGTCATAAACCCTATATGCTATCAGCAAACGGAACCATCTTTACATATGAGAAAGAAGGAATCATTCCCGGATTACTTTCTCGCTGGTATTCAGAACGTAAAGAAACTCAGAAACTAGCAAGAGAAGCATATGGCACAGACAAGTTTGAGTATTATGACAAGCGCCAGCTAGTTCGTAAGATTTTGCTTAACTCTGCATATGGTGCGCTTTTGAATGAGCATTGCCGCTTCTATGATAAAAGAATCGGGCAGTCAGTTACGTTGTCTGGTCGTCAAATTACTAAGCATATGATGAGCCAGATAAACGAAGTCATCACGGAAAAATATGAACACGACGGCGATGCTATCGTGTATGGTGATACTGACTCCTGTTATTTCTCAGCATATCCTATTCTCAAAGAACAAATTGAGTCCGGTGAACTTGAATGGACAAAAGATGCTTGCATTGATTTGTACGACCAAATTGCGGAACTAACTAACAGTAGCTTCCCCGCGTTTATGGAGAAAGCGTTTCACTGTCCTCGTAAGAACGGCGAAGTGATTAAAGCTGGCCGTGAACTTATTGGTGATAGAACATTGTTCATTACGAAGAAGCGTTATGCTATCAATATCTTTGACTTAGAAGGCAAGCGCCAAGATATTGATAAAATGGGCAAGGTTAAGGCTATGGGTCTTGATCTCAAAAGAGCAGATACCCCTAAGTATGTTCAAGAATTCTTAATGGAAGTGCTAATGATGGTACTGGGTGGCGCGCACCGTGATGCGGTTATCACGACGATTCGTGATTTTAAAAACTGGCTAAGTGAACAAGACAGCTGGACTAAAGGGTCTCCTAGGTCAGTTAACAAGCTTACATATTACGGTGAACTTGAGCAGCGCAGCAAGACCGGCAAAGTAACAATGCCGGGTCATGTTAGAGCGGCACTTAACTATAATTATCTACGCAAGATGAATAATGACCAATATAGTCAAAAAATTGTTGATGGGATGAAGGTTGTTATTTGTAGCCTAAAGGATAATCCACTAGGCTTTACTAGTGTAGCTTATCCGACAGATGAACTAAGACTTCCGCAATGGTTTATTGATTTGCCGTTTGATGCACTTGATATGGAACGTAAACTCGTTGATGAAAAAATTGACAACTTACTTGGAGTATTGAATTGGAAGATTCGCCAAGATACTAATACTAACAGCACAGTCGGTGATTTGTTTGATTTCGGATAACAATTACATTGACTTTCGCATTAACTTCCGCTATTATACACTATAGCATTGCCTAAATATTTAAAAGGAAAACACATGAAAGATTATTTACTTGATTTGATTCAGCACACTTATGGACTAGGTGTAGTTGAACTTGTTAAAATTGACGGTTCAGATACCGAAACTAAGATTGCTGCATATGCCGAAGACAAGTCAGTTATCGTAACTGGCACATTTAAGACTCCTATTAATGGGTTTCAGGGTACTTTCGGTATGCCTAACTTGAGCAAGCTCAAGACTATTCTTAGCTTTGATGACTATGATGATAAGGCTATCATCAATGTTGCTCGTGATACCCGTGACGGTGAAAGCATCCCTACTGCTATTCACTTTGAGACTTCCACTGGCGACTTCGTAAACGATTATCGTCTTATGAGCAAGGTTGTTGTTGAAGATAAAGTGAAGTCTGTAACGTTCAAGGGCGCTACTTGGGACGTTGAGTTTGAGCCTACTGTTGCTGGCGTTATGCGTCTTAAGAAGCAAGCTTCTGCTAACAACGAAGAACTTAACTTCAAGACTAAGACTGACAACGGCGACTTGAAGATTTACTTCGGTGACCCTTCAACTCACTCAGGCAACTTCGTGTTTCAGCCTGATGTAGCTGGCAACTTGACTAAGGCTTGGAACTGGCCTGTTAAGGTTTTCCTCGCAATCATGGATCTTCCCGGTGACAAGGTTGTTCGTTTCAGTGACGCAGGCGCTGCCGAAATCACTGTTGACAGCGGTATCGCTAACTATCGTTATTTGTTGCCCGCACAGGCTAAGTAATGATAAAGACTGTCAATGGTTCTGGTAGATATATAATGGTCAATGGGGGCTACCCAGCGACCACATATATCAATACTAGTTCAGGATACATGAATGTCGGAGATGTTAGATATAACACTCAAATGCAGCGACTTGAAGTATATGATGGTCAAATGTGGTTAGAAATCAATACTAGTCATGCTAGTATTGGTTTGACTCCTGATGCTGAAATGGCACTTGATTGGGCTACTAAGAAGCGCAATGAAGAAATGGTACTTGAAGCAAAAGCTAAGGATAATCCAGCTATTGCAGATTTGCTTAATCAACGAAAAACAATTGATGACCAAATCAAAATGATTGAAATCTTAACGAAAGATAACAAAGTTGGAACAAATTAACCTTTCAAACAGTCACAATCCCGAATGGGCATTGTTTCTGCCCGCAATCTCGTCTTTCTTCATTGCTGGCTTAGGCAAGCAACGTGAAGGTGAACAGTATTTTGACCCGGCGAGAATCCCTGCGGCATTCAACGGAGACGTTGAGTGTTTGAATTTCTTCAACAGCAAGCAAGGCTTATATACGTATAAGTGGGGCTTGTATTCTGCTGGTCACGCAAATCTTGATATTAATAAGGATGACAATAATGAATCAATTATCCGCAAGAGAGAAGAAGGCACTTTTCTTCTAGGAGACTCAGGAGGATTCCAGATTCTTAAATGTCAGTGGCCAGCAGATTGGAAGGATCCCAACTGCCCTCGTGCGATGAAGAAGCGTCAACAAGTTCTTACTTGGATGGATGAGTACATGGACTATGGCATGTGTCTTGATATTCCATCACAGTCATTGACAACGTATCATATCCTTGACAAGAAGACAGGCAAATCAGCACATGGTATCAGCACAATTGAAGAAGCAATCACTGCTACGCATATCAACAACGAATACTTTGTTGCCAATCGTGATGGTCGTTGCAAGTTTCTAAACGTTCTACAGGGTCGTAATCATGGTCAGTCAGATGCATGGTACGAAGAAATGAAGAAGTATTGTGATACGACCATTTACGGTGACAAGGCATTCAACGGCTGGGCATTCGGTGGTCAAAACAAGATTGACATTCACTTGATGTTGAAGCGTATTGTAGGAATCATTCACGATGGTTTCCTAGAAGAAGGCAAGCAAGACTTGATTCACTGTCTCGGTACTTCAATCATGGAGTATGCAGTTCTCTTTACTGATATTCAGCGGGCAGTTCGCAAGTATCATAATCCTAAACTACAGATTACGTTTGATTGTGCTTCTCCGTTCTTTGCTGCTGCTAAGGGTCTTGCATATAATAATAACACATTTGAGCATGGTACTAAATGGTCTTATTCAATGGAAAAGACTGCTGAAAACAAGAAGTATGCAACAGACAACCGCAAGCTTAGCGACGGTGTCCTTGCTGATAAGATTCACAAGATGTTCACTGATAGTCCTGTAACTGACAAGTTGTTGATGAAAGATATCTGCTATCGCGGTCAAGGATTCTTAGGTCAGCACGGCAAAGAAACAAAGACTTCATGGGACACGCTTTCTTATACCTTGATTCAGGCACACAATGTCTATCAACATATGACTGCGGTTCAAGAAGCCAATCGTCGGTATGAGAATGGAATCAAGCCTAAGATGGTTATGGATCCTCTCGGTAATCTCAATTTTTCCGATATCGTTGATAAGATTTTCTCACTCAAGGATCGTGAAAAGAGTTTGGCTATGATTGACCAATATGATAAGTTTTGGCAGCAGTTTAAAGCTGGTCAAGGATTCAGTGGTAAGAAGACTATTAATGCTCATACTATGTTTGATCAACTATTTGCAGTTGAAGATAGTGATCCTGAAATTGATGAGGTTATGGAAGACACTGATGCTTTGATGGCAGAAGTTCTTGACCAAAACAGTTGATAAATTCTACACAGGTGATATAACTAGAATATGGATAACGTAATACAAACTCTTGCTGAAAGGCGAAATCGCATTAGTGAACAGGCTAAGCGCATGATTTGGGTAACTTTTCAACGAGAAGGCATTCACATGTATCCCGGTGCAGACACCGACCCGAACTTAGCAACTGGCGACGAATATGATGTCAGTTTCTTAGGCTACCCACATCGCCACATTTTTCATTTTACTGTGGCGATTCAAGTATTTCACAACGACAGAGATATTGAGTTTATTCAGTTCAAACGTTGGCTTGAAAATAGTTTCAAGTCTGGAGTGATGCAACTTGATTACAAGTCTTGTGAAATGATTAGCGACGACCTATATCATTATATTGCAAGTCGCTATCCCAACCGTGACATTGAAATCACTGTATCAGAAGATGGTGAGAACGGTGCCACAATCTACTACAACACAACTAAACCCTATCAATCACTGACCATTTAAGGAAAATAAAATGGCTATTATTAAGACTAACATTAAGCAGGTTTTTGAAGACCTAGATCGTTATCGCAACTTTTGTAGAGAATTTGGCTATCGGTTTAACGAAGCTGACCTATACAATACCCGCAGCGGAAACTACAAGCAGTTTCAGCGAATGCTAGCAGGACAACGTCCTCGTAATCAATGGGAAATTGATTACGCAAAGTATAAAGAACAAGGAACAGTGAGACGATATGGATAAAACAATTGTCATAATTACTGGCGGATTTGATCCACTACATAGTGGGCACTTAAATTATATTAAAGCCGCCCGTGAATTAGGCGATGTTCTTATCGTAGGTGTAAACAGTGATGAATGGCTGGTCCGTAAAAAGGGCCGGTCATTCATGCCTTTCGAAGACCGAATTGCAATCGTTGGTTCTTTACAGGGAGTAGATTATGCTATTCCATTCAATGACAAAGATAATAGCGCCAAAGATGCTATACTTTGGGCTCGAAAAGTATTTCCACAAAGTAAGATTATTTTTGCTAACGGTGGAGACAGGACCCTAAATAATATTCCAGAAATGGATATTATAGATGACAATGTTGAATTTGCATTTGGTGTTGGCGGAACCGACAAAATGAATAGTTCTAGCTGGATCCTTGAAGAATGGAAGGCCCCAAAGACAGAACGACAATGGGGCTACTATCGTGTTCTACATGAAAACGGTAAAGAAGTAAAAGTTAAAGAACTCACTGTTGAACCTGGAAAATATCTAAGTATGCAACGGCATAACAGTCGTTTGGAACTATGGTTTGTTGCAGATGGCACTGCAACAGTGTATACTATTAATAATAGCTCAGATGAAGAATTAGACGGGGTGTATGAGAAGTTTCGCAATATTCATATTGCTACCAATCAGTGGCATCGCCTAGCTAATGAAACAGATAAGCCATTAAAGATAATTGAAATCCAATACGGCAATGAATGTATTGAAGAAGATATAGAGAGAAAATAATGCGTAAATTATACTACATGGGACTTGAAGCGTACAACGCTCGTTACACACTACAACTTACTGATTGGAATCGCCGCGTCTTTGAAAAGCGCGGTATTGACGTTGTATACGTCCCTGGCGAAACACTTGATAACAGTCAGAAGATTGTAACTGGTCAGGTACTTGACGCACACGGTCGTTCATACTTCGGTATGAGTCAGATGATGAATCTTGTCAAGATGATGCAGAAGGGTGAAGTCACTAGTGAAGACGTAATCTACTTTGAAGATATGTTCCAGCCGGGCTTCGAAGCGTTGCCTTACATCATTGACCAATGTGATGAAGACAATATGCCTCGTATCTTTGTTCGCTGTCTTGCACAGTCCATTGACCCGGATGACTTTGTTCATGTGTGGGGCATGGATCGCTGGATGAGAGCGTATGAACAGATGGTCTGTTCAAGCGTAGACGGTGTGCTTGCAACTAATGAAGAAATGGTTGCACATATGAAGATTGCAGGATGGGACACTCCTATCTTCAATATCTCAGGTCTTGCATTCGGTAAGAGTGAAGTTATTGAGCGAGTTGGTGGTAAGATTAAGCCATTCAATGATCGTCGGTTGCGTGTTGTATTCTCAGCACGATGGGACCAAGAGAAGCAGCCTGACTTCTACATGGACTTGATTGAAGCCTGGCGTGAACGCTATCCGAGCAAGGATGTTGAATTCGTTATTTGCAGCGGTGGTGAACTAAAGAGCAACAACGATAGCTACATGGCTCGTACTCGCAAGATGGTTGAAGATGGTAAGTTGACTATCTATGACAATCTTGACAAGAACAAGTATTATGAAATCGTCAACGATAGCCGCGTGGTGTTCAATTGTGCGCTGCAAGACTGGGTAAGCAACACTGTAAGTGAAGCTGATGCTTTGGGATGCAATGTACTTTATCCTGCGTATCGTAGCTTCCCTGAGACTTTCGCAAACGACCCAGAGCGTCTTTACATTCCGTGGTCAATTGACGATGCTATCGCTAAGCTTGATGTCTTGCTTAAGAAGGCACATCCGAACATGGGCAAGATTAGTGATTACACTGATGGAACCATTGACCGTATCTGTGACATTCTTGAAGGCAAGGGTGAGAAGTATCGTCGTATTAGCAGCGACTATAGAAAACATACCCGCGAAGCGAAATACTGATAAATAAAAATGTAACACAAAGGTTACAAAAACATTAACATAATCCGTGTAAGGAAGGAAAGAATTATGTCGTATAACAAAACTAAAACTGATCCAGAGTTGGGTCAAAAGATTCACGAACACCTAGTCAAGATGGGTGTTGAAACTCCCACAACAGAATATTCACTAGACCGCAAAGAAAAGATTGAGGTAATTGAAGCGCATTTTGCTGGCATCATGCGTACACTAGGTCTTGACTTAGAAGATGACAGCCTTATGGATACGCCGAAGCGTGTTGCAAAGATGTATGTCAATGAAATCTTTTGGGGTCTTGACTATGATGCATTCCCTAAGTGTACAACTGTTGCAAACAAAATGAACTACGATGAAATGGTTGTAGAACGCAATGTCAATGTTCAATCTAATTGCGAACATCACTTCGTAATCATTGATGGGCTTGCCACTGTTGCGTATGTCCCGAATGAAAAGGTACTTGGTCTTTCAAAGATTAATCGTATTGTTGAATACTTTGCGAAGCGTCCACAGATTCAAGAGCGTTTGACTGAACAGGTCTTCCATGCTCTTTGCTATATCCTTGAAACTGACAACGTTGCAGTAATGATTGACGCACAGCATTATTGCGTTAAGAGTCGCGGTGTTGAAGACACTGGTTCGTCAACTGTAACTACTAAACTCGGTGGTGGATTCAAGACTGATCCTGCTGCAAGAGCAGAGTTTCTTAGCATTGCCCGCATGGGTAAGTGCTGATGAGAAATGCCAACTACAATAAATTCATTTCTGATGAATATGAAAAATTCTATATTACATCAGAATTGGGAGATATTGAACAAAGTTGGATTTATCTTCAAAGAATTCATATCGTGTCGCAATCAATACTCGTTGATCATTTAAAGTCGCATTTGAATATGCTTTTTTACGCTGTTAAAATAGGTGACATTAATGAAATCTTTGGGCAAACGCTGCGCTTAATCCTTGCTCCAATTGGGAACTTTTTGAGAAGGATACCTGCAGGTAACAGAGGAACCTCAGATGTGAGTCCTTTTCTAAGAGAGAATATACCAAACGACTTAAAGGAATTCATTAAATGATATTCAACAAGATTAAAAATCTTAAAGAACAAGGTCGTACTATCGGCATCACCTTTAGTACGTTCGATATGCTTCACGCAGGTCACATTGCTATGTTAGCAGAAGCTAAGAATCACTGTGACTACTTGATTGCAGGACTACAAACTGACCCAACTATTGATAGACCGGATACGAAGAACAAACCTATTCAGTCTATCGTAGAGAGACAGATTCAACTTAGTGCTTGTCGCTTTGTTGACGAGGTAGTTATTTACCAAACTGAACAAGATTTGGTCGATTTACTCTTGACATTACCCCTAGATTGTCGTATACTGGGTGTAGAGTATGCAGACAAAGACTTCACTGGTCGCAACGAATGTGATGACCGAGGTATTGAAATCATATTCAATGGTAGAGACCACA